GACCAGCATCCCCGGCATCGTTCCCGAGGTGTTCTTCAACACGTAGTTGCCCATCTCCATGAGCTTCACCTGGACTTCGGCCGCCAGCCAGCCCTTGCCGGTATCGATGCGCAACTCGATGTCAGTCCCGAGCGTCGCCGCGCCTTCAACGATGAAAAACTCGGTCTGACCGCGATTCAAACCATAAAATCTCGATGCGATTGGAGTCTCCTCCCTCGGTTAGTTCGGCGACGGTGTTTTTAACACGGTCCGTCGCCAGTAACCGCGCAGCATCTTGTCGCGTGCTGTCTGAGCGACCATTCGTTAGTACTTGTAATCGATGTCCAGCATGATGACGCCGCCCGCCGTCAGCGTAGTCGTCACCTAGCCGACCACGTCATACTCGCGAACCGGGTCTTGCGGAAGCCCAAGAATCTGCCAGATCGGCTGAAGGAACTTCGCTACCGTCTGCCAAGCCGCGACCGGCAGCAGCGAAATCCTGTTCTGAGCTGCCGCCAACGCCACGGCGGTGCCAAAGTACTGATTCGCATTCGCTACGCCGCCGGCATTCGTGAGCGCGAAGCCGCCACCATTCTGCGTATTCTCAAATAATCCGATCGACATCGCGCCGGTGGCCAGATCATTGGTCAACTCAATTGCCTTGACGATCGCGCCCGAGGGAAGCGAGACAAACCCGTAGCGCGAAGTCGTATCGTCAGCAGTTACGACGGCAACATTGTCGCAGCGATTGAACTCTCGACCGCCGAGCAGCCTGCTCGCCGGCACCTGCGGCAACGAATCCCGACCACTGAGCGTTGACGATTTACGATTGAATCCTGCCATTGTCTTTTTCCTCCGTGAGCACCCAGGCTCTACCGGTTGTTAGGCGCGTGGAACGGCCAGAATCTGCATTACCTTGGCTTCCTGGAGTCGGGTCGCCCCGAAGGCGGCCGAGACGCCTATTTGCCACGGCGCCATGCGCAAGTCTTCGCGCTGACGAATCCTGGTGTTGATTCCCAGCCAAGTTCCGAAATGCATCCCAGTCTCGTGATAGACCGGCACTTGCCAGAACGGATCGACGGTCTGCGTCAGCAACTCACTGTGAATGAATTGAATGCCCAAGAACCGCGTGATCTTGCCTTCCTCGAGCACTGGCGCGTCCGGCTGGTTAAAGTCGCGGTTGATGACCTGCGCCTCGGCCAGCAGGTCGTCGAGCTGGACCGCAGCCGCCACGCAGTAAATCGACCCCATGTTCAGATCGACTTCGTTCTGCAAGAGCAGTCTGCGCGCCTGCCGGAGCTTCGCCACGGTCAGGCCGGTATTACCCGAGGCGCCGTAAGTGACCGCGATCTGATTGCCGGCGTGAAACGCGGTCGTATAGTTGCCCTGCTCGCCGGTGTTCGAAGTCTCGAAGAACGCGCGGATGCACTCGGCGTCTTGGGCGCGGTTCATGCCCGCGACAATCGCCTCTGCCCACGAGCCCTTGGGGTCAGCTTCGGTCTGGAGCTGGTCCCAGTCGTCGAACGCCGCGTATTCGTCCCAGGTCTTCGGATAGGCCCAGCGCGAATCGTTGATCATCGGCGTGAACGCGACCGGCTCGAGGCGGGTCACGCGCTGCGTCGGATTGGTCTTGCCGACCTGGCGAATCGCCTGCGCGGCCTTCGAGCCCGTATGATTCTGCTGCCGGAACGAGGACGGAATCCTCGCTTCCATCTGCTGGGCGAGGAGTTCGAAAATTTGCGTGAATTTTATTTCGTATAATCCAGATTCGTCGGTGACCGTAGTCGCCATTGGTTGCCAAGCCTCCCAAAAGTTTTGCAGAACCTTCGGCGCGACTTGGCCCGACAAAAATGTCAGGGGTCAGTGCCTTGCCGCAAACGCTGCGGCCAGACGGCCTTCTTACAGGCGGTAGCGGGTCCGGATAGGATTAGCCGCTCGAGATATCTAGTACGCTTTTCCGCCGGTTTGTTAAAGAGGTGGTAAAAGGCCGGTGCGGAAGCGTCACTCCCTTGCGCAGCCGGCGCCACGCCGCCATAGCGCGTGCGAAGTTCAGGGAAAAGTTAGGGGAGAATGTACCCGACGCTTCAACTTCAACGACAACGTTGATGACTACTTTGTCTTCGCAATCGTTGCACAAGACAAAACTGTTGGATGGAAGAGCCCACTCTTTGAGCTGAACCTGGACCAGCCGGTCGCAGCCTTTTAGACAGCAGGGCAAAGTAATGACGGCGCTCATCGCGGTAGATTACCGGCCGCGACCCGAGCGAGCCTATCCATTTCCTGCATCTCTGGACCATCCTTGCCGTTGCGCATCACTCGCGCGCGAAAGTCGGCATCGGCGTTCAGCTCCTTCATCCGAGCCCGTGCGCCGTCCGGCGTCATCCCGAAGGTCGGATTGGCGCGTCCGGCTACGAACCGACTCTCGCCTAGCGACTCGCCCGCCTTGGCCATGATCTTCAGGAACTTTGCCGTGCCGACGGACTCCTCGATAAGCTTGAGAACTCCAGTCAGTTCCTCGCCGGGACCAATGCCGAGCGCCGGCGCGACAATCTGCTGAGCGAATCGCCGCGCTATTTCTTCGCGTTCAGTATAAGTTTGCCCAGGCCATTCTTGATGGAGCTTGGCATCGTCAGCCTGGTATTCGAGCAGCCGCGCCTGATCCGCTGCCTCGTTCATGCGAGTCATTACTTCGTTCCATTTCGGCACTAGGCGATCGAGTTGCCATTGAGTCAATCGCGCCTCGTGAACTACGGGAACGATATTGCGCACGAACTCCTCGCCGCCATTAACCACCGGTATCTGATATTCCTGCGGCGTCTTGGGCGCCCCAGCACCTTCAAAAACCGGCGTCCAATCAATCTTGCCTTCAGCGTCAGGTTGAGGCTTTCGAATAAGCTGGTCCACCGGAACGCCGCGAAAGCGTTCCATCTCGCGCGCCGACTTCATCGCCGCTTCGGGATTCTCGAACTTCTTGAGTTCCGTCCATCCGCGAAGGTCGGGATCCCCGAAGTTCGCGTACCACGGCGCCGGAGTTGAAGAAGGCGCGGCACCATTTATGGCCGGTGTTGATGCCGCGCCCGACGCCGCCGGCTGCGGGACCGGCGGCGCCTGTGTCGTTGTTGGATTGCCGTTGCCCATAACATCCTCCACTAATGGTCGAAGGCCGTCCGACCGTTAGTTATCTGACGGTCAACCATTTCCTGATACTCGCGATCGATGGCGACCAAGTCGCGGTCATCGAGATTGAGATAGAAATAAAACTGGAGCCAGACTTCCTGGCGCCCTGCGGCTGCGGCCGATGCCACGGCATCGAGGCGCCCGTTGCGATCGTAACGCAGTGTCGATACGTCCGCGAAGCAGAACGCACGAAGGTGTCCGATCACGTCGGTCGCCTCGAGCGTCGGCTTGCCGGCATCATCGAGCAGAAGCTTACGAAAGGCTCGAGAGAGGAATGCGTCGCGTCGCACTCGAGCGAGGCGCTGGAGCAGTCCGTTCATTTGCCGGTTGATTTACCAGCGCGCTTTCGCACCGAGGTTTCGCCCACTGCCTGCGCGAACTTCGGCCCTCCGGTGTTCACGCGGCCGTAGAAGACCTGTTTGCCTTTTTCCTTGCCGTAGCGTTTGACGAATTCAGACATCACTGACTTACCGGTTTTTGACATCGGCATCGCTGATCCTCCCACGTCCTGCCGGCGAAGATTCGAATTGGGCATTAGTAATCCTCTTCTCTTGTTCGCCGCACCATTTCTCGATGGCGCGAATGACTTCGGCGGGAAGCTGATAGCGCATCAGCGTGCGATTCAAGGTTCGAACGCCGTTGATGATATCGAGCGTAACCAGGATGTCAGCTTCTGCCGGTGTCATATCGTTGACGGCTGCACTTCAGGCGGTGGCGGTGGCGGTGGCGGCGCGGCCCAGTTGCGGCTCACGTATTCGGCGATCGCCGCCAAGCTGCTTTGCACCACGGACGGCCTGGGCGTCGGCTCGTGGTCGAATTCAATGGCGACTTCAATCACCTTGCCGGTCGGCGCATCAGCCTCGGTGATAACGCCATCTCCATCGGTGCCGTAATATTTCATAGCGAGAGCCTCCTTATGCCGGTGGTCCACCAACTCCAGGTTGTGGTCCAGGCGAGTTCAAGACCGTCGAGCGCGCGGTCGCGAGGTCTTTGGCTGCGGCCGCTGCCTGCGGCGCCGCCTGAACCAGCGTCTGCGCATTCATCTGCTGCTGTTTCGCGGCCTGTATCTGCGCAATCTGCTCGGGCGAGCGCATCACCTTCGCCGGCACCGCGTTGATCTCGGCCAGCTCGCGCGCGGTCGCCTCCGGGTCGAACATGTCGAACACTTCCGGATGGCCAGCTTCCGCGAGAGGCGCCAGCTGCTGGAAGGTGCGGAGAATGCCGACGCCTTCCTCGGCGCGCTGATAGGTGTTGAGCGGCGACGAGTATTCAATCTTGATCTGCCCACCAATCTGCATCAGCGCGGCCGGCATCGGCGGGAATTGGTTCGCGTGTCCGAGGATATCGATCTCGCGCTGGATCAACGGTCCGAGAAACTCGGACTGCTGCCGGCCCATCGTCGGCGTCAGTAACGCGCCCTTTTCCTGCGCGCGCTCGAGAACCTCGGTCGCCGTCATCTCGCCGGGATTCTCAGCGAGAATCTGAAACAGCGAAACCAGGAACACGTCATTGATGGACTTGCGGCGCACGTCCATCTTTTCTTCGGCGATGTCCGGGCGAACGCCGGTGATGAGAGGCGCAACCATCGGCTTACCATCCGGTCCCATGCCGCCGTAGTTGAGTGCGCCCGGGCGCAGCGACCATCCACGCTGGTCGTCATCCGGCACCAGCAGCGGAGGCCTGACGGCCATGTGCGACGCCTCGATGTCGGTGCGCGACATCTCGTTCAGCATCTTGATGTCGGCAAGTGAGGTCATCGCCGGCGAGCGGCCATAGACTTCGCGAGGGCCAACGACGTAGCGGCTGGTCGCATATGGGAAGGTTCGATAGCCGCCATCCTCAACAATCTGTTTGTGACTCAGCGCGATGTAGCAGGACTCAAACGCCATGCCCTTCGCGTCTCTGCGCTTCAAGTCCGGGTCGCGTCGAGGTTTGACCACGTGGAGAAATTCGTATTCGCGTTGCGGCGACGTCTTGGCGGCGTCCTTGATTGCGCCAGGAACGTTATCGATGCCGAATTGCTCGACGGCGTTGATGGCCGAGAACAGGAACGCGCGAAACACCGTATCGATCAGCCCGACGTGATTCTCCGCGAAGTATAAATCCTGGAGATTGATAGCCCGATAGCGCAGATTCGAGCCGAGGTCTTCGTCGATGAACACCGAGCCGGTCCCAAAAGCGCCCAGGCCGAGCATGTTCTCGTGAGCTTGGCTGGCGAAGTTCGCACGCGGTGAGTAACGCGCCGAGAATAGGATATCGTTGATTTCCTCGAGGTAAACGTGAACGTCGCGATTGTCCTTCAAGCTTGCATTGACCGGAACCAGGCGATGCCATTTCTGCGTGCGCGGGAACAGCATCGATTCCATTGCGGCCGCGAAGCGCTCGAGTGCCTGCGTCGCGGTGCCCTCGAAGATGTACTCGGTGCGCCGCTCGGCCTGCGAAACGCCCTGTAAAGAGCGCATGAAG